CCGACAGGCACCAGGCGACCATGGCCAGTGCCGTTTTGTGGTCACGCACACGCGCGATCGTCACCGGGCACTTGAGGGTCTTGCCGACCTTCAACACCTGAGAGACGAGCGGCATCCACGTGACGCCGGTCCCAGCCGTGTCCGGCAGAAACACGCCACGCAGAAATTCCGCTTCGTCGAGGTAATCATGTGACCGGAACTTGATCTTAAATCCCAGCTCACGGAATGACTCCTCGAACGAATTGCCGGTGAGCAGAACACGTAGGACGCCCATATTGACGTGAATGGTCGTGAGCGCCGACGTAAAGTCGGTGCCTGTTCCCATCATCACGCCAGCGCGAATATATCCGCGCATGTCCAAGTCCTTGGTGGAAATGGTGGCGTTAATCGTGCTGCTTTTGACGTGCTGGCGCAGGACGTGCGATGGCCAATGGAAAGCCCGAGAGAACAATATCCCGTCGAAGACCTTCATGGGCGCTTCGTCCTGACTTTGGTCGCACATGCTCATGTCGTAAACCACAAAGCGGCCGTACTTTGAGACAAGAGCCGGATGATTGCAGACTGCCAGTCCGTCATCGCCGCACGTTGCCACGAACATGTCCACGTCAGCCCGATGCCGCATGGCTTCGCCAAGCGACAAATGATCCAGGCCGGAGGTGTACACGAAGGAAACATTATAGTCACCGACGCGCAGAACGCGCTGCCCGTCGAACGCTTTCTTGATGCGTTCGGCAAGTTGGCGCGCGTACGGGTTCATGACGTTGTGGGCGAGGGGGTTCAAGGCAATAATAGCCCTGCCCTTTAGGAAGAGGTCTGGTTGGGCGCCGGCACCCTTGAGTGGGATGGTTTCGTTCCACTTGAGGTTGACCTTCTTCCGATCACGATAGGCGGTGTTGCCTAGATGCGTTTCCTGTTCCCCGAGCAGGTACGTGGCGCCCTTTGTCTTGCCCAACACCAGGGCGATCTCCTCGGGCTCGAGAAGACGGGCGTCGACGTCGAACCAGGCTTCGCGCACGACGTAGTTCGCGAGGTCGGTCCATAGACGCTTCCGCTCCGTCAGCGACGGAGCGTCGTGATGCGGATCCTTAAGGAGCCGCTGGGTGCACGCCGTGATAACGTTGCGCGCGGTGTTGGCCGGCGAGTGCATGAGCCCATTGGTGATAACCACTGGGTAGATGCTATGAAAGCGCTCGGCCGGGGAGGCGGGCAGACGGCCCAGGGCGTAGGCCAATTGCTCGCCAAATGTGGCGTCGTCGGTCGACGCCGAGAACACCTCGACTGCCCCGATCGAAAATTCGAGGGAGCAGCCCGGTCGGAGGTGCGCGGGGACCGACACGCACGTGGTCTCGGTGGCCGGCACTGTCGCCGTCACTGGGAGATACTCGAC